CCGTAAATCACCGCTTTGTACAAACTTGAAATATCGGTTTGCTCTAAGATGTACCACGCGATGCCACTTGATATAGCAGCAGCAGGAATCCTTTTGCAAAGAAGCTCAAACGTAATGTTTTCCTTTGAAGAAAGAATCCTTGCGATCATCCCCGACGCACCAATAAGTGGAACCAGCCAGCCTCCATCCAAAAAGGCTTGAAATAGGGATTTTTGCGGCTCTTGCATATTAGTGGTGAATTGAGTATTTATACAAATTACGATCTTAAGCTTATATTAAATAGATTTTTTATAAGACAAGACCCACGCTTGATAGCGCCTCATAAAACAAGTTGTATCTTATTCTGTATTTCTTTTTAAAATGTTCCAAAGAATCTTCGTTGAACAGATCCTTTACATCAAAGGAATCCATGTCAGTATTCAAATACGGCATACCAACGAGCCTGGCAACTTCAAGTAGCCGCTCGTCATTATTAAACCACGCTGATGGCCGGATAGCTGGAAAAGTACCAGCCTGTAAAGAGAGGATCGCACCATGCAGCCGGGAACCAATATAATAATCATGCATGGATAACACCCCTCTCCAAGTATCAATATCGTTGGGAGCATAAATCTTGTCCATTCCATCTATTTCAAACGGATAATTTAATACCGAACCATCCGCTTCGTTTATCTTGATATTAACAAGGTCGGAGGGTCTTGCTTGAGGTGGAACTTCAATATTTGAAGGAGTGCCAAACGCGTAAGATGACTGACAAAAATAGTTTACAGATTTAAATGCGCTGAAAGCTTTAAAATAAGATTCCTTCGCCAAATTACCTCCTGTAGCTAAAATAGAATCTTTCGCTGGCGGTAAGGAAATGGCGTCTATTGAATTTGGAAAGGAATACAGTGCGGGACACCCGAGCGCAATCGAGTCGATGTTAAAAATTTCTTTTAGGGTTTTCTTTGTTTCGTAGCCCCTGACCGAAAAAATATCCGCATTATCTGCCATCCAGTGTAATAGTTCAATTGTCCTTGGATTGAAATCATTTTTAGATAGGTTCGGATTCGATTTAATATAAGTATTTTTTTCACACCCGTTTCCCAAACAAACTAATTTGCATTTTTTCAATTTTATTTTTGCAAAGTAGTTTGGTGGGAGAAGATCGTCTCTACTCGGATCATCCGTTATCCAACACGCCGTATTAATAACCACAAAGTCAAAATTTTCATCTATGGTCTTATAATCTTCTACCAATTCCCCCCGCGAAATATGACGCGAATTATTTCGATCATATTTAAAAATCTTATATACGCTCTCCATCCATACTAAATTTCCACGATTTCCTCCGTGTTTATCGAAGAAAGCCGCATCATTCCATTGGGTGAAATCTGTTTCTGCTTTATATGGACTTTTAAGTTTCTCCCCAAATCCAGGCTGATACTGACTTATAAACGCTATACGTGGAAGATTACTATCACTCATATATTCTATCGGTAGGTTTTTAACAAACTGTTTGCCTTTAAGTAAAGACGGCTCCCGCCAAATGCGGTATCCTTACCCATGATCTCTTCTAAAATTTTTGATGCATGAATAATCTCAGAAAGCATGTATACGTTTGTGATATTATAGGCATGAATCGCCGCTTCATAAATCTTTGTTGAATACTCTACGCTTTGGCCTGTGGTATAGCACGCGCCTATTACATTCACAATAGCAGACGGCCAAAACGTAATATCGGCATAGGAATGTATCTTATTAAAAATGTTTAAAGCAGCGGTTCCATTTTCTTCTTTTACATAACAATGGGCCAATGCGGTCCAAACAGAAGTGGTCCAGCGATAATTGCGTTTATCTGAATATGGATCGCCAAATTCTTTAAAGGCCTGTAAGTCTTTATAAAGGCTTTCCAGTTCCTTAATAGACCCCATGTCATCATACAAATAACGATAAGCAACGGTGCAAAAAGACTGACTTACAATATCAAATCTATCGGGATACATTTGAGCTAAAAGAAAAGACCGACATCTTTGGTACCCTGGCGGATCGTTTATACCTTTAAAGTTTTTTACAAACTCCATCCATACCGAATTTCCAAGCTTTTTACGATCATAACGAATCGCTTCTAGCATTTTATTAAATTCATCAAGATCCACCTCTGGGATAACTAAATCCCTATCAGGAAGCGATGAATAACTGTAAGAAAGCTCAGTATCCTGATAGGTTATAAGAACGTGATTTTCTTTCCACGAAATGTTCGGGGTTATCTTCATCCAATTAACCTCTTTACCTTTTCGTCCCAAACACTCTTAGAAAACTTTTCGTTAACTAGTTTTCTAGCAGCATGAATCTCTGCTCTGCTTTGACCTGTTAGGTGTAAAAACAAAAGTTTGGCATATTCTTTTGCTTCATCTTCCATTTCAAAATCAATCATATAATTTGAAGGAACAAGTTCGTTTACCGCACCGACATTGCTAACAGCCATTGGAACTGACCACTGCATTGCCTCAAAATACGTAATAGGTATGCCTTCGTCAATCGAAGGACAAACAAGCGCGCTTGCCCTCTTATAAAATTCTTGCATTTGCGTATAACCAATCCCGCACTCGAATTGTATCCAATGGCTAACTTTTAGCTCCTGTGCCCTTTCTATGATTTTTGAATAAAGTTCGCCGTCACCAACAAACTTAAAAACCGGCATATAAGCGGCGGGTAAAAGCATAGCCAACTCCGCGGCGATATCACAAACAAATTCCGGTCGCTTCTGAAAGTGAAAGCGGAAAGGGCAAAGTATGTACCTAGGATCATTCGCGGTGTTCCTTAAAGGCCAGGTCTTTTCCATTTCGGGAAACCCAAACCAATGCAGCGTTTTAACTATACATTTTTTCACTCCCATTTGCAGAAGCTCTTTCCGCAGCTTATCCGAAACTGTTAGTACCAGATCAAAAGGCGTCCCTCTCCGCAAGCTTTTTTCAAAGTCCCACGGTTCTTTTAGAATCATATGAAACAAAGAAACCAACCTCGTATTCGGCGCAGCTGCTTTAATTAAATGTGCCTGATCATACGCCTCATGAGAATTGTTGACAACGGTATAAACGGGTTGCAGGTTTTTGATAATCTCTACAACATTTTCATTATAAAACACATCATCAGCAAGCGAAAGAAACTCTTTTTCTCTTCGACTATCCTTACACGGCATTTTACGCGTTGATATAACAACGATTCTAAACCCCCTACTTTTATAGTAGGACATTAAATCCAAGCCGCATTTGTCTGCTCCTCCAAGTGCCATCCATGGGACAACAAGACAAAAGACTGGTTTCTCCCTAGCGTGGTCTTTCGCCGATTTAAGTTCTACGGCCGGAGGATTTTTATGGTTTCTCCGTCGGGACATATATTATATATCCAATTAGCCTTCGCCCGGATCACCAGATCCGTCCGCGAAACCTTCTACGGTAATATCAAAGTAGAGGCGGACTCGAATAAAATCAGTCACCGAGCTTCGTCCATCATAGCCACTTTCCTCGCCGAGATAATGTCCGTTGGAGATACACTCTAAAACAATACCATCACCTAAGGTAACAGCCGAGCTTGTGGTTCCGCTTGTCCCGCTGTAATACTTTGGATTAGGAGCGCTTCCTTCGTATGCTTGAAGAACTTCATCACCAGATGCCGCCGCAACTGACACGATACCAAGTGTTGTGCCTGGGTCATCACCGGCAAGAACTTTAAATTCCGGATCACCGCGGTAATACGGTTCCCATTCTGGAATGTCAATTTCTGCTCTGCGGAAAGTCATTCCGCTCATATTCGCAGTCATGATAAACGCGTGATCTCCAACCTCTAGTGCGGCCGAATCTCCTCCGCTGTTGGCAAAATCCGCAATTGTGATATCATATGTATAAACATAAGGACGAACCTCAAGGCCTCCAGCGGGTCCAGTTGGGCCAGACGGTCCAGCAACACCTGTAGCACCAACAGGTCCAATAAACCCTCGATCGCCGGATGGTCCAGTTGGTCCAGTTGGGCCCGTCGCACCAGTTCCTCCAGCAGTTCCAGTTGGTCCGGTTGGTCCAGTATCACCAGTCGGGCCCGCAACTCCTGCAATTGCTCCAAGGTCATCCCAAGATTCTGGAGAATAATCAGGGCCGTTGTAAACATAAAGGTGAGGAGTTCCACTTGCAAATTCGGATGGAGAATCAAGTGCGCTTCCAGGCCCAAGTTTAACAATAAAGCATGTACCTTCCCTTTGAAGAACCGGATCAAGCGGAGGACTAGAAACGGAGGTAGGTAACTCGTCACCATAGTCAACAATACCGCTGACTTGAACACCACTACCAATATCGCCTTTTACATTACCAACAACTTCAGAGCTTGAATCAGAATAAATCGCGGTTAGGTTTCCTAAAGAGTCTACTGTAATATCAGTGATGATACCAATATTATTAAAATATTCGTTAATTTGTACAGACACCGCTTCATTAACATCAAGCTCGTTGGTCACAACGGCTCCTGCATCATCAAGAAAAAAGATTTTTTGATCGGCAATGTTAATCGCAATTTCGCCCGCTCTTAAAGAATCCGCATCGGGTGTTTCTCCCGGCGAGAATGAGTGCTTTAAAATGAATCGTGTTGGTGTGAGTGCCATACTGTTGAAATATTTTATATATTATGTTGATAAAATTTGTCCGTCCATTGGATGGAAAGCATTCTGGTTTTGAACTTGTTCCCGGCCAAATACCGTTTGCGCAAAGCCGGTCCCGTACATTCTTCCGGATTTAAGCGCAAACTCTTCCGCGGTTTCGCCAGCTTCCTCGGTCTTACAAAGAGCATAACTGGTGCTACTATACTCGCTACGCATCGCAATAATATTTTTAGGATCTTCAGGAAACGGGATTCTAAGATAATGTGGTGTTGGTATGCCAGCTGCACTTCCGCCCAATCCCAGCAGCGAATATCTGTTCCACCCACCAGCAAAAAGCGCGTAAAGGTCGGAATCAGTCTTTGATTGAGCAACGATAAATATGGTGCCAAGAAAACCTGTTCGCCAAAGCGACCCCGCCGTGACAAAAACCTTTTTAACCCACCACCTTGAATCAATAGTAGTTGATTTTGTAAACGAGGTGGTGGCAGCTGTTAGAGTTCCCGCATCGGTTAAACCGTGGCCCTGACTGCCCGCCGCATATATAGAGCGATTACCGTCTGCGTTTTCAGTAACAACAAATGAATTGGCACCTTCTGCAACCATAATAATATCTACAGGCCGATCGGCGGTTCCTAAAGAAACAACGCGGGGATTCCGCCGACGGGTAGATAAATCGCCGTGACCAAGCTGGCCGTATTCGTTGTTTCCCCAAGACATTACCGTCACTTGGTCAAATTCACTTTCTGGAAGAGCGTCTAGCTCGGCGGAATCGGTTGTAGTATCAACGGTTCGCCTTGCTAGCAAACAATCCCGCGAGTACAGCGAATGACCTACGGATATATCAAATATCCCCTTTAATTTCTTGTAGTGGGTTAGATCCACTGAGCCCCAAGTCGTTCGCTGATATGCATAAAACGTCGCCCTTCCGTTGATTGCGGCCACGGCATATGTTTCGCGACCTTCAGGAAAAAGTCTAAAGCGCGTTGTTAAGTTTTGGTTATTATTATCACCACGAACAATATAATACCTTGTGTTATTAGTACCAATCTTTAGCATTTCAAGGTCTTCAAATCCGTGAGCAGTTGTTGATTCAAACACGTGGTTATTAGTTCCTGCAACCGTACTAATGGTTAATGAAGATGTTTCTCCAGATTCTTCGAGCGCTGGAACGTGGGATTGCATGTAAGTGCCGGATGTGCCGTTGCCAATCTGACCGAATCCATTATAGCCAGCTGACCAAAGCTCGTTTTCGGATTCGTTACCGGGCTTTCCAACAATAAGATAAGTGTTGTGGGTGGTTGCCACAACTTTCTTTACATAATAGGAATAATCATCGAATGTCTCACTTCCAGTAAATCCAAGCTCTGTCCGCCAAGCGGCCAGCGCCTCACCGTTAGTTTCTCCAAGACCTCCAGCTTCCGTTGCATTTCGTTTGTAATAGTTAAATCTTTTGTTAAGCTTGGTATCAAAATTAGAATCGGCGGTCCGTAGAGCGTCGAGTCCAGTCTCTCTTTCAGCGGCTGTTAATCCAAAGATAGTCCAAAGAGATTTTCCTGGCCCAGCAATGCCAAAAACCCTTGGGCCTGTGGATGTATAACTGGTGGGAATATAGGATCCAGCGCCTCCAAGTCCGAACGCGTCGAGGGAGTTCAAACTAGACCCGATTAACCAACCTCGTGTATAAGGAACTCCAGAGTCGGTTTGATATGATTCCAAGCCCTGAAGTCTATCGTTATTCACATATTCATTACCAACACCATCCTTTGTCTTAACAACAATTTTCGGAATATCTCCTCCGCGTGAAGTATTGTATGTTATGGTATCCACTGTCACTGCATTGGCGGGCCACACAGTCTTTTGTGGAAGCATTGCAGGAATCGGAATCTCAACGGCGGTATCATTGTAGTGGAAGGCCACGTTGTTATCCGTGTAGCCATAATAGTCAGTAAAATCAGTATCAGTTCCCCGATCTCTTTGGCCAATTTGACCATACCTATTGTCTCCAGTTCCGTAAATAATACCATCACTGTCTATAAAGAAGTAGTTGTTTGATGTAACAACAGTGCGTTCAAAAATTGCTTCTTTATCGGTGATGGGCGAAAACGCGTTGAACCAGCCTTTCGGATGACTGGAGGTGTTGTCTGGACCGCAATTTCGGGAGTATCGAACTGTTCCTCCAAATACGCCTCGTCCATACCTATCAACAACAGTCATTCCATAGGATGCATTATATTTATCCCCGCCAAACGCTTGGTGCCCATCTGGAAGTTCCGGAAACGCTCGAACGCTTCCTCTTTCATTATCTATCGCTTGGCCAACGTATGCCTTTGTAGCAGCATGGCCAGCCGCGGTTGGCTCGGCAACTGTAAGAGCTCCAGCTGAATCTCTTTTTGCAAGTGTATTGGCCGTTGCGTCTGTGGCCACGTCTGCAGTAAGAGCACCGTCTCCGTCAAAGGAGAATACCGAAGTATCAATATTTAAACCAATTTTTCCACCGATAATATCAAAAGAACCTACTTCCGTCCCACTTGTATCAAAGAGGTTAATTCCGTCAGCACCTGCAGTTCCAGTTCTTGTGGAAACAGCGAATGCGGTGGTATCATCGCTTTTGTATTTGATAAGATAGACAATGGCATTCCCGCCAATAGGATCTTCAGCAGGAGAACCAATTGTATCAGGAAGTGTGGTACTGTCTGCAGTAGGACTGTCTGTACCTTCAAGAAGTTCAACAAGTTCCTGATAAGTTGTATCTACAGGACTTGCGTTTTCGTCGTAAGAAAGAGTTTGACCATCACAAGGAATCCAACCAGGCGCTCCGCTCCATGTAGTATATTCAGCAGGACTTCCGGTGGTATCCCAAGAATCAAGAATTCTTGCATCCACCGCGATCATGGTTCCAACCGGAATAAGGTTAACCGGCAAAGTAAAGTTACTATTTTGAAGAATGTCACGAACATCAGTAACAATGTCAGAGGCCAACGTGCTTTCCGCCAACCAACTTAAATTGTTACCACTTCCGTCCCATTTTAGAATGGAAGAAGTGGAACCAGGCGAAGTCGCGGGAAGGTTCCAATCGTAGTTATTAACGGTCAGCGTTGGAGAAGATCCTCCAAGAGCAAGTTTATTACCATCGCTGATTTCAAAAATACCCCCGGAACCTGCGTAATCAAACACAAGTTTTTGAGGGGTTCCCGAGTTTTCGAATTTAATGGATGCGGCGTCGGCTGTTGAAGAAGCCTTAAAAGAAATACCTCTTGCGCCAACCGCCTGGAATCCATCACCAATAGTTGTATCACCGGAATTTACCGTAAAGGTGGGCGTATTGATTACGCCTGCTGTTCCGCCAAGAGTATAGTTAGCTGTTGTGGTAAACCCTCCTGTCAAATCCAATAATTGAGAAAACGTTTTTCTTCCAGTAATCGTTTGGTTAGAAGATACCGTCACAATACCTTCTGCATTTGTAACAAAGTCGGTAGAGTTAAGACCGTCAATTATAGCATTACATTTATCCGCCCACTCCTTAAATGTGTCGGTATTATCAATTTGTGTTAGGTTAAAGTCGTAGGCCATAGATGAATTTATTTATTGTATCTATTTATCACTGTATACCACAGCTTCTAATTTTATGATTCTTTCTTTTAAATCGCAAACTTCTTGTCGCAAATGTTTGATTTCCTTATTGCGTCTTTTTCTAGCAACCGCAGCTTTATAAGCATCATGGTCGGTATTTGAAATAATGCCAGTGTTTAGATTTTTAACTAAATGCGGATTATCTGCCACCTGCCTTTTTGATTCTTCCATATTAAACAGTTGCGATTATTCTTAGATCCTTTGCGAACGGCGCATCACCGTAGTATTCTCCGCGCATTACAATCTTAATTATAAAGGAACTAAACTCGGTTGTTCCGCTATTAAGATTAAATCGCACTTCGCTAAATTCGTCACGGTTGGTATTAATCGGAATTGAAGTAGGACTAATCGCGCTAAGTGAATGCCAATCGGTATCTGTTTCAGTACTTTCAATAATCGAACCGTTTGCATCTTTAAGTTGAGCATACACCTCAATATTTGAAGTAGAACTTGGTCGATTGATATCAAGATACATATCAATCTGATCACTCAAGTTATCAAGAGGAAACTCTTTACTGAGGTATTGAGATGTATCTCCTGTTTCATTAATGAAATAGTCCCTTGTCTCTAGTGAAAAATCTCGATTAATAACGGGTGTTACCCTTTCATCCGTTGAACTAAAGAATGTTTGAAGCCGAGTTTTGTCAATATTTGATCCTTGAATATTGTGGTTCTGGTTTGTAATATATTCAACTGGAGTACCAACTTCAACATCATACTTAGTATCTTCAAGGTAAACCTCGTTCCGAATAGATGTTTTACCCCCAAGGTTAATGGCTTTTTGATTTAAGGCAAACGCTCCAACATTGTATTGTGGCATCGTTGCTAGCAGCGTTTCGGTTTTTGTTCCATCAGTAATTGTTACTGTTGGCGCTTCAAGATACCCAAAACCCTTTTTAGTAATATCAATGCTCGCAATCGAATCATCCGCAGGATCAAATATCGGAATCGCAGTAGCAGTAATTCCACCTTCAAATTCAGCCTTTGTAACAACGCCTTCATTATCAACCACAGTAGTAAATGGAGCTTCAATGGTTACTGTTGTAGTAAGAGCATCCCAACCGGAGTTGTTAGACATATTTTCTACCTCGATTTCTTCAAGGTGCGTTCCCATCTGTGGGTTTGATACAAGCTGAGCGGTTTGATTGGTGGCAAATGATCCTCGGCGGAGGATAAATTTTAAATCCCTATTTTGCATTGCTGTCCAAGTGGTTTTATTTGAACTCGCAAAAAATGTTCCAAGTACAGGCTGTGAACTAATAATATGACCTGTGATAAGATCTGTTTTATCTCCCCCAAGCTCTGCAATGTAAGCGGTGTATTCGAAGCTTGTCGAGAAACAAACCATCGCGTATTCCGTATCTGGTGACAGATAAACTGGATAAGGATATCTAAACGTAGTTGGGATAGATCCATCCGCACTTGTTCTAACATCTTCCCAATCAACCACCGCTTCGCTACCTGGGACAATATCATCTGTTGGGTAACCGTTCACTGTTGTTACAATGTATGACTGAATCGGAACTTTTACGTTTTCAGCAGGTTTTCCTGCAAAGAACAGATCAATTGATGTAGTAAAAATACCAGTATCTTCTGTAACCGCAAAGCTCTGAGCAATCGGATCATATATATTACGAGTTCGAGTTTCAGTTCGGCTATTATTGACAACACGAGGAAGTGTAACACTAAGGCTTATAGACTGCTTGTTGGTTTCAAGTCCGTTTGAAATATACCTCGCGTTAGCATTACTCGTGGACTCGCTTTCCAAATTGCGAGGTGAATTTGTAATGGTAACAGTCTTTTCTCCAGAAGAGAATTTAAGGTTGTCGTTATTAGGAATAACAAGAATACCTTCTGCTACGCCGTTAGCATCAGAGATAATATCTGAAGGAACAAACGTGTCGAGAAGCGTGGCTTCATCCGCACCGTCATATTGTGCTAAGCTGGATTGGTCAAAGCCCGGAAGCAAGTCGTTGATTTGTCTTTCCTTCTCGGCGTCAGTCCCGCTCCCAGCTTCAACTTCTGTAATAATAGTATTAACATAGCTCCAGAAATTTTTGGCAGCGCCGGCAGTACGATTAGTAAGGCTGCTTGCAAAGGCTCGATCCGATGCCTTTAAGGCGCTCCAACGTGTGCCAAACCATGTTGGAATCTCAATCCCATCTTCGAGAAACTTCACATTTTGGATCTCTTCTTCAATGGAGCTAACATTCCGACCAAGGTCGGTGTGATCGTGGCTGTTTACAATATCATCCTGTGTTAGTAAGTGAGCGTAATTAGTAACATCAATATCGTCAACAAATAGGTAAAACTTAGTATTTGGTTTAAGAGATTGAGCCCTAAAATATACCGCCTTTGATCTTGCATACGGTTTAATCTCAACATCGGTTAAGAATTCTCCAAGGTTCTCTGTAATTTGAGTTTGAACTACCTGCACATCCACTATCTCTCTTTGTTCGGTTACTTCCCACCATCTATTAGGAAGCCCCGGGGCCCGACGGATGCTTGTGCGCCTCCAACCGTTCGTACGAGGTCGACGGCGATTGCGACGTCCTCCCCGACCGCGGCGACCGCCGATTCGCTGGCCAGCTCGCCGGCGTTGTCTCCGCGCTTCTGCTTGGGCTTGTCGTAGACCTGATTGGCCGGCTCCGGGAATCAACCGAGATAGGTCTATGTTTCTCGGTGGCTCGGTGATTGTATCTTTCCACGTATCAACTTCAGGAACGAGATTCAGGGAACCGCGGAGCGCAACTGAATCGTAAGGTTGAACACTTATAAATTGCGTGGCATAAGGTTGGTTGATATATTCAACTTCGTTAAAAGGAAGCGTTAAAACCTCGTTGTGAGCACCACTTTTGGTAAATTCGGAAGCGCTGTCAACATCAACCCCGCTTGATGACGTTAATTCAAGCGGAATGCTGTAAGAGTCAAATTCTGGATAAAGATGGCCTCTATCCGTCTCGTAATGGCACCTAAAATCAATGTTTGCTTCGTCACCAATTGTAAAGTTTCTAAATCCGTCTGTCACGATACCATTCTTAAATCGTGAGGTACCATCAGCGTCAAAAATACTTTTATCATTAGCGCTCTTTTCCAAAAGCGAAAGCGTTGTGTAATATTCCAGTGTGGATACCCTTTTATCAATCCTACCAATATCGCGCATTGTATAACGCTGATGGTTGAATGATTGAATCAAAATGTTCGTCGCCTCAAATGTATAAGGAGGAACATTTAAGTTAAAAAGAATCAAACCATTGGATGAAGTAACTGGAGGAACAGGAGTAAGACTGGGCGTTCCTTTTTCAATAGAGAAATCTCCATTATCCAAAATCGTTATTGAGTCAATCCTTGGCAGATAATAGTCAATCTTACCAGTGATTGCGCTATAAGGATCAAGCGCAAGAATATCTGTTGTGTCTGGATAAGGACGAACGTCAAAGAAGTCACCCAAACGATTACCGTTATAAAGAGGGATATCATCAAGAGAGGCTTGACCACCACCAGCATTTCTGTAACTGTTTACTGTATAATAGTTACCTCCACTAAATTTCCAATGCACAACATCAACAGTTGTTTCTCCAGCCTTAAGGCAACGAACCTTAGCAGATGTATATTGAGTTGATGTTTGGCCGTCAGTTACAAGTTCAAAGTTATCATCTTCAACGCTGATGAGATGGTAAACACCAGGTAGTTCAACAATATCATCAACAGCTGGAGCTGGGCTAATGTCTAAAGTTATTGTTTCGGTCGTCTTTGTTTTAATACCAAGGTCAACAAGATCTTTAACCACCGTGCCGATAATACCAATGGTATCACCTTCATCAGCAGACGTAATTTCAAGAGTAATAGAATCAACATCGGAATCAGAGACAACAGTAAAGTCGGTTGGCTCTAGTACTTCGGTTTGATTTTCGTTATAAACCAAAATCGAAGAAGCACTCTTATCAAATGTTGCTCCTGTAACATCAAAGGTTACACGAGAATCAGCTCCAACAGTTGAGCTAAAGTTAACCTTCTCTGACACTTGAATTGAATTAAACTTTTTAACTGTAGTGTAAGGCAATTGGAAGAGGGCTGAATTAATGTTAGTGTCGTGTAACTTAATTCCGTTTCTTGTTTGAACTTCAAAATCAACAGTACCATAATCATCAACTGCCGCGCCTTCAATAGTTTCAACATCATCAAAAATCTTTCCGGCATTGAGAGAAATAGCATGAAGAAACACACGGTATTTGGTCCCGCTTACAAATTCAACCGAGAGAATTTTACATGTGCCAATAGGTACACGCGGAGAGTCTACGCTAGAGTCAAAGAGGTTATATTCACGGCTGTAATTATCTAGGAAAGGAATACCTCCCCCGGTATGAGGCGAAATAAGGTTTCTAAAATTACCTTCAACATAATTACCCATGCTGGCAACTACTGAGCCGTTTTCCAAAACTCCATCGCGAAGATCAGCTGAGGAAACCCTTGCTTTATCTCCTAGAAGAGTAAGTGGGCCGGAGAGCTCTATTCTTTTGCCGCGGATATAAGCCACCGAAGGCGAAAGCGTGGCAGCAAATTTTCCATCGGCTTCTGACTGGGAAAGATCATTTGCAGCAGTACTGTTCTTATAACGTCCAGTAAACGATTCAGAGCTTAGAACCTCCTGAATCTCAACGTTAAAATCATTAACCGTATAACTCCCGCTTTCTTCAAATGTACGCTGAGCAAGAACCTTTTCAAGAGTGGCATTACTGTTATCAATTGGATTTTGAACAATAATAACTTCGTTATCTTTAATTTGAAGAAGAACAACATGGTCATTGTCTTCGTTAAAATCCTCTACAATTTCCAGTGTTAAACCGATTTGATAACGGTCGGCACCTGGAGCAGAAAAGTTAGCTGTTCCATTGGCATTATCAAAAAGTGTTTGATCACTTTCTGCAGGAACTTGGTTTTCTTCAATCTTTAAAACCACGTATCCGTCAAAGAGCTCGTCCGTTCCTAACGCACGTACTACCAATTGCTCTGTGCTACTGGCCAAGCATCCTTTTACAAAGAAAACGCCGTTGGAAAGAGTTGCGCTAAGAGCCTTTCCGGTATTAGGAACAGCAATCGTTTCTGAATATGAGTTTATCCCCTCAATAATAGCACTACCAGATGTGAATTCCGCGCTTTCGTTTTGAGAGTCTGAATTTATATACTGAATAAAAAGACGGTACGTTGCTCCACTAACAAGTTCAGCATGAACTAGCGTTGCCGAGGTAGTAACGGATATATCCTTAAGTCCGAATTTTTCTCCGTCATTAAACTTATTTAAGAAATCCGTTCCAGCACTTTCAGATACAAACTCAGCATCAATAAAACTTAGAGTATTATCGACATTGCACTCACCCCCAACTATAGCGCTGTTTGGTTTAAATAAACTTTGGCCTAAACGATCAAGTTGAGCTTGAAGAAGCGACTGAGCCTGGTTTAATTCCCTTGCTTGAACCGTTCGGCCCGGCTGGAATAAAACCCTTAGGTAGTTTTTATCAAGGGGCGTTAAACCGGAAGTGTCCGGAGTATTAACGTCGTCGTAATACTTTGTTGTGTAAGCAGTGATTGCCATTATAAATTATAATTGAATTATGAGCTTGAGCTCTTCGTTTTGACCTTCTTCTCTAGTAATTGTAGCACGGTTGTCGATAAACACTACCTCACCAGTACCTTGCTCGTAAGTTCCCTCATAGTTATTATCGGGAATAAGAGATGTAGTAACAGTAGCTGCGCCAAGTATGTCATCTTTAGGAGGCTCAAATGTTATAGCGGAAGCTTCGTCGGTTACTGAGGATACCTGAATTGGTTCGTAACCGTAGTAATGATCGTTGTAATAATAGTATCTATAAGGATCAAGAGCTACACCGCTTTCAACAGTTTGCACGTGAGAAATAACACCAACCTTTTTACCATCTTGAATGATTTGCCAACCTGCGCCAATATCGCCTGTTGCAATGTCTTCAGGTATTTCCTGAGTGTCAGGAAAGGTAAAGTATTGAAGTGGTTGGAAATAAGAACCAGCAAGATTACCACCACTTGTACTTTGCGGATTTTTGATAAGAGAAACCTGATGATAATCGGTGTCACTTGGAATATACGTAGCATTTCCGGTATCGACAAACAAACCAACGTAAAAGGCTGGAAGTGTTTTGTATTTCTCAAATCCAAATCCTTCAATTGGTCCAATCTTTGGCATGGCAATCGCGTCGTGTCTTAAGGCCTCTGCTGCGTAAGTTGCATCGCCATCAGCAAAGGCAAGAATCTCTGTTCCGCGAAGTGTTTCAATATCACTGATATCCACTCTGCAGTTTTTCCATGCAAGAAGATCTCCACTTGTAAAGGATTCATCAAGGTGAGTTGATGTTAAGCGAATCGCACTAATCTTTTTATCGGCTATGTTAATAACATAGTCTGCATCAGTAAGAGTTAAAGACCGTGAAAATCCAAATTCATCTGTTCCTTGAAGCGTTACATCAGCTTGAAAGGTAACAGTTGTGTCGCCTTCGGTGAACTGGTTGGACGCAGGTTGATAAACATTACCTCCGTTAATCAGATTAAAACCGTAAAGAAGACCACCTGTCTTTTGTTTAATATATGTTGTAAGATTATTACTTCCACCAAGTGTAAACGTAGCTGGCGAAGTTGTAAGATTTTCAATATCAGCAAGAGTACTTCCCCCAGAAAGTGTACTGGCAGTGATTAGCGTAGATGCTGGGGAATCTTCAATCGCATCGCGAATTGCTTGAGCAAGTTGGTCAATCGTAAGATCAACCGTCCCTGCAGGACTGTCGGAATTCGTAGGAACGGTAATAGTAACATCGTTCCCATCTTGGGTAATATTAATGCCACTAATAAAAGGACTTGTATCATCAAGCTCAAAGGTAACGCTAATATCGTTTCCAGAGACACCCGCCGTTTGAGCTTCCAATTTTAATGTTCCATCAGTAAACTGAACATAGGCAAATGCAGCATTAGTTGCGTCCAATGAAGAGGTTGTCGCACTGCCATCACCAATATCAACAAAACTTGAACTATTAATATCACTGTATTGGTCAAATCTTCCAAGGTATGTAAATGTATAACCTGATGTTGTTGTAACAATACCATAATCAACAAAGGTGCCCCCAAGCGCGTCTATAACAGTGGAATCAATCGCAGAACCATCAGCGGGAGTTTGTAAACACAGGAAAATCTGATCATCAACCATGACATAGCAAGGCTTAATGTTATTTGTCGTATCTGCGTAAAAACATGTGGGATCAAGCGGATCATATGCTTTACATTTACTTGATATTGTAAGATCGTTGCGAGGAATAACGCGGGAAAGGTTATTGGAATTAACTTTGAATAAACCAGTGATGTGATCAAGTACACGTTGTTGGTCTTTAAATGTTCCAACTGGATACGGTGATGAAGCAGATGTGCCAGTTACATCATCCCATGCATCTTGCTGACCAATGCCTACATAATAGGAATTACTCGTAATATCTGATTCCAAAATATCCGCGGAATTTAATCGGAATTGTTCTGTTATAATGGCTGCCATAACGTTTATTTATACTTGAATTAATAGATTAGTCTTTGGTAAATTTAAAAGAATTCAAAAAGTCGGTTCTTGTATCGTATTCGTATCCTGGTGAATCATCGTCAAACCCACTTAAGAAACTTCGTGAATTTAATGGAGAATCATACGGCGAATCTTGATCTGTCCACCCAAGGTCATATACAATATTTATAAAGCGAGTAGCGGAAGAGATCGCAGTAATTTCACTTGTTTCCTGTACCTCCCATGTAAATTCAGACGTGTTTATTTCCGGAACAGTATTCCCTCGCTGATCAACGGTCTTTTGAAGAAGTATATCAGGCGAATAAGAACCATCATAAAGCGCCCAGTAACCTTCTGATACAGAAAATAGGAAATAAAGATCTGAGGTGGAGGAATCGTATCGATGTTCAATATCAATCACATTCGGCGGACTATCACTATCAGTAACTTCTGTAATACCAGTAAATGTAAATGTTTCTGTTACCTGTGGCGAAGCATCAGGATCAAATATTAAATCAAATTCAGAAATACTCAGAGAGGATCGAAAAGAAAGAGTAAAAAAGTCAATTAATGCTCCAGTACTAAAGTTATTAAAGTGGGTATTATAGCTAACCTTATATTCTGAAGGTGTGTCGGTGTAAAGTGTAACACCTTGAATTCTATCAAGAAGCGACTGGAGATTTGATCTAAACTTTGTAATGTTTAAGTCACCTGTTGAAAAAGCTTCAGAAGTATAGATTGCCCTAAACTCTGGATCAATTCCACTCTCTGATGTAATTGTATCTGAGGGGATTTTCCATTTAACTCTACAAAGAACGTGTTTCCATCCACCTTCAAGAAGTGGGAAAGCAAAATCTAAATTTGAATCGGTACTTGAGTAATTTGTTTCGTCTCGATTAAGAACAAGATCGCCGTTTACATATACATCGCCAACCTGAATTGTATCATCACCAAACTCAATGCGATCATCGTAAAGGTGAATAAATCCATCAGCTGTTGCAGAAGTATAACGAATAAGATTTTGGTCAATTTCCCACGGTGAAATCTCGGATTCATCACCTGAATAAAAGATAAATGCGACCCAACCTTCGGTATACTCACTTGAACTCAACGATGAAGGTACATATGTAATTGGAGATTCTGAAGGTTCGTTCCAATCTTCAACAATAGTATCTTCATCAATAAAGTCAAGATACGGATCGGCCGATTGATCAAGTGCCGCAAAAGCCGAAGGATATTTAAATCCTCCGTCGGAATATTTTGTATAATCAGAATCAGCTTCTGCGATTGTCGCTTCTCCAAACTCACCCCACCCCGCATTATCAACAAATTTAATATCCTTATTCCAGACCGCTCTAAAAGCAGTTTGAATGGTATTATCATTCAGCATTCTATATGAAATAATCAAATTGTTAAAAAACGCTTTTAACAAATCGCGATCAACCACTGATTCGCCCTTTTGATCATAAATTGATCTAATGTGCGTAAGGTAATGATAACCCCCATCACCCATTAGAACCTTTATCATATATGTAAACGCCACATTTAAATACTGATCCTGTGGTGTGTGTTGTCCAAAGAATGTCGACCAATCAATCCAGTCTGCAAAGGATTGAACAGAATCGGTTTCTACCCATGCCGCAGGCGAGGTTTCTGTATTATATTCAAATACCCGCGGAATATTATTGAATTTTGTAATAGGACTTTCGCTGTCGTCGCCATCCGTCACAATATAAAGTGTTCCATCCGCAGGAGCGTTCTCTCCGGTTGGTAACTCTGAAGTAAGTTTAACAACCTTTGTAACATTTAAGTAATACTCAAGCGCCTCTTGAACCCAATCGTTATCTGCAAAAATTTCAAGTGTTAGAGCGATAAAGAATTTAAGTCCGGCCGGGTGAACAAATTTAAGATATTCATTTATCCATTCTGCTTGATCAGTTCCGGAGTTAACTACATATGAAAATTCTTGCCAACGGTAACTGTCCCGAATACGATTCTCTGTTGAAGTGGTTCCTTTATCAGGATCACTTGTAGAGAATAAGAGTTCTTTTGGATAAACCAGAGTTACAAATTCATTGTAGAAAATACGAAAGAAAGCATAAACGCTTTCCTCTGATCCTCGGCTGTTATAGTAATCAGCAATGACCTTATACAATCTTACGCGGTCAAGCGAACGGTTTTGCGGAATAGCCGATCCGACCATTCGCTCAATTACATCCAAATATTTTTCACTTGCAACGTCAACGTCGTGATGTCGTATCAAGTTATTTAGCTCATAAGAGGCCGAGAGTTCTTTATTAAGATGGCGATAATAAGCCTTAAGTAACTTGATTAATTCCGGCGCGGAACTTTCAAAATGTTCGGGCAACACGGACTCAACTGTTTGAGCTTCAATTGCGGTGGCGTTGCCTGTTGCTATACTTAATTCCATACTGCTTATTCGAGATCTTTATTTTAATAGGATGAGCTATTAGATGTCCCGTTTTGAGAAGAAGTGCCTCGATCTTTATTAAATGTTGTATAATCAACCGAACGAGAACCACCACCTCGAGCAATTTCATCAGGAAAGGCGGAGAATGTTGAATTGTCAAGGTCAATACTTAATAGAAGATTTCTTTTTCCAACAATATCGTTACTTCGAGTATTTGCAATAAAACAAAGTTCAGTTGTGCTATCCGCGAACAAATTGGATAGCTGCATGATACCTGTAGCAAGATTAATTTGTCCTATTTGTGAAACCCTTTGCTCTGTTCCATCGCTTTGTTTCGTACAAGTGTAAACAGTACGAGTAAACTGATCCACGCCTGGCTCATCTTTGATATAAAGCTGTTCTCCTCCAAGAGTAAGCTGAGGCGTACCAATAACATTTATAAGAGTTAAATCATCGTCGGGTTGAAGAGGTGCTCCAAACTTAACCGTAAAATCAGAGATTGATCCGTTTGCAGGAACTGTAATCTTCTGACTTAAAAATACCCGAACAAGTGAATTCATCACTGAGCGGTTGAAGTTATCAACCTTTCTTTGAAACAGGGAGTGCCTAAAGATGGTATCAAAACCATTGATGTCTGTCTCTGCAAATGGAATCGCAACGTTATTTTTAATCGCGAGTTGAAGTTCTGATGCGCTTAGCGAAGAAATACTTGGATCATATTTAACAAGAACGTCAAGTACAATATTTGCAAACTCTGGATCCACGATCTGTGGTGTGATTGCAAGGATCTTTTTGGATTCAAGAAAATCAAGAATAGCCACTTTATCCGCATCAGTAATAACATCATCTGTATAAGAAGAGTTGGGCTTTGCTGAGATAAAGGCTGTACCATAAGTAGGAGGATCGTTATCTTCTCCACCCCAAGCGCTCACGCTTTGAATAAATGAGAATTTGCTTGTAATTAAATTCTTGTAATCATCTGAAGTGACCGCACGATTCTGAGTAGCAAAACTGTTAATCGCATTATTCTTTAAGCGCTCAACCGTTTCTTTATTACTTCCCCCGCTTGATCGCTCGTTCCCTTTGATAGAAAGTGCGGTTCCCGCCGGAGTGAAGTTACCACTTGTATCTCCAGCAATTGAAAAGGCGGTGTTTACTCCGTTACCTTCTGTCCCGCTTGTCACGAGATACTGAACTTCAATTACATTACCTGCATCAAGCCTGTCCCCATAGATTCCATTACCAAATGTAAGCTCATAACGGCCAGAACTGTTTTCGTTGATAAAGTAAATTTTGGATTCAGAGTCAATATCAATGTCGCTAAATTGGTTAAAGCGCACTGCGGTTCCTTCGCTCTTCGCACCGGTTGGATAAACCAAAACACGAAGTGTGCTTATATCAACATCTTCATCGCCTAGTTCGTACCGTTGACCGGTATCAACCGCATTAGCTTCAAAGGTTGTTGTAACAAGACTTCCTTCGTAACCAATCAGAGGCTGGTCTTCAGAGACGGTATAGAAATGTGATTCACCGTCTGTTGTTTTTTGGAGTGTGGTAACATCGTCAAGAACAACAAAAGAATAATTATTGTTGTTATAAGATGCGGTTAGACGAGTGCCACGAGGAACAACATAAGTACTTGCAGAATCTGCAAGGGCCCCAATTGTTCCTACCAAATCAACGCGAGCCGCAGAAAAACTACGGGGAATATATCCAAGGAGTTTGGCCGCTGAAACAACGCTGCTTCTTAATTGAGCCGAATCAATGAAACTTTCGTTCACCGCCACATGTGCAAGCATTGCGTTATAGTGAGTATTATATGCCAGCAAGTCAACAATATTATTAAGGTTGGAACCTTCAAAATCCCAATCTGTAAATTCCGTTTCGCTGTTCTTAAAATAGTCAATTAGATTTGCTTTGATTTGCGCAAAGTCCAATTCAGAAACATTAAGCTGTTCTCCGTTAGTTGCCATAAGTTTATCGGTTTCTAATTAAAAGAAAAATAAATTCTACGTCGGTACCATACGACATTTGAAAGGTCATTGTGATGCGGTATGCGTTTCTTTCGTGATCGTCATCAACCCTAACCTGAAAGGTTACAATTCTTTTTTCGAATTTTTCAATACCGCCTACAATCTCGTCTTTTAGTTGAGATGCTGTGATTGGGCTTGCAAGTTCAAACAATAACCTGCTTACGCGAGTTCCAAATTCTGGAAAGAATGGTCGTGTACCAATCGGTGTTAATATAATATTCTTAATGCTATTCTTAACAGCTTCAATGTCAGTTGCAAGAAGTAGGTCACCCGTTGCAGGGTGAATAAAGTTGAAACTTACATCTTTAAAAACGTCACCCGATACCACAGTTGGTTGGTAATTGGGACGATTAAAATCTGAAAGAATACTGTTCATTACTTGTTTCTATTTATAATGTTTCTGCTCAGTTTCTTTGATTTTGCGCTGCCAAATACTCAGAGTTTTCTACGTATCCTTTTTGTAAAACAACT